GGGGGAGTTTTATACTACAAAGGATAGACACATCAAGAAATACTATAATGAACCTCTTAGTGAAATATCAGTTCACATATTAGAAAGGTCAATAATAAAAAAAGGAGATAAGGTTACAATTAAAACAAACAAATTCACAAAATGTAGAGGATTTAACTGTAAGTATTTTAAAACAAACAAATACACCACATCAGTTACTTTTGATATGGTTAAAGGGGATTTTTTATTTGTTGATAGTGGTAAACATGGAAAAACCAAAACCACACCTCGATTTAGAAAGAACGGGTTTCAACAACTTGACAATTTTTTAGATAGTAGCGATGGACCATTCAAGTTTTTAAGAAATCATATGGGTAAAAATAATCCATTGTATAAAGAATTAAAAAATAATTTTAAAGATAAAGAATTTAACGACGTACTGAGTAAGGTGTTTAACATTAATTTCACAACAGATGGTTCATTTTTTAAAACTTTTTTTTATGAAGAGGTAATGAGATGGTTTATTAATACCAAGAAAATAAAGATACCAAACGACTATAAAAAACTATTGGTTCATTATTACCCAACTGAAAAATACTTAAAGAAAAACGATAGAAAATTAATCGCGTCAGTGTTAGATGTTTATCAAATAAAATCTAAAGTAACAATAAAACTATTACACGAGAAACCTAATATTGATTTAGGTTCTTTATATATGTTATGTTATTTGTTTGGTGACAACTATCAAAAATATATTGGGTCAATAAATAAAGATTTATTTGGAACAACATCAGATAAGGGACATTTAATAGGTGCATCATCATTGAAAAATATGGAAAATATACGTGACAGAATTAAAAATCATGGATATAATATATCTGATATTGAAAAAGAAAATTTATTATCGGTGTTAACAAGTGAAACAGAAAAAGGAATATCTGTAGATGAAAATTTTATGGGGTTAGTGATGGATCATTTTAAGATGTTAAGTAAAATAAGAGAGTATGATTCTAATATTAGAATGAGAGCAAATACCAGAGTAAAGTTTCATAGTGAACATAATGAACTATCTAGAATGATATCTGCAATTAAAAAAGGTTGGGTCATTCAATATTTCTATCCTGAAGAAACGGTGAGACAAATTCAACAACCAATCAGTTGTGAGAAAAAAAGTGAATTGTGGAAACACAGTAGTAATGGTAATAAAGAACTCATCACTACAATAAGTGACGGTGAGATAATGATACACCCATATGTTCTAACAAGAGAAGAGGAATACGTTGAAGAAGGTAGGTTTATGCATCACTGTGTTGCATCGTACGCGGAGACAGACACATCAATTATTGTATCGTTGAGGACCGAAGATAAACAAGATAGGGTTACATGTGAATTTAAAATATCAGATGGAAGAATGGTACAATCAAAATATTTCTCAAACGCACAACCACCAAAACATTATCAAAATGTGATAGATGATGTAAGTGATTTGATTAGAATGCACGCGAGATTTGGAACACTCAACTGGCTAAAGAAGGATAGAGTACCTGTTATGATAAATGGAGTTGAAATTGCTCCCGAAATGAGAGAACCGAGAAGATTAATAGATATTTTAAATTTAGATGACGCCGAACCACTACCATTTTAACTACACATTTTCATTTAATCCATATATATTTCTATATGGATTTATTATTTTCGTACTCCCAACAAAAGAAGGATAAGAATAGAAAGAGAGATGAATCAATTAGTGAATGTTTAATTAGATTACACAAACACAATGATGAACTTACATATGAAGGTATTTTTGATTTTGACTACGATAGATATGGTACACCAAGACATGTAACGTTCGAACACAATTTAATTGTTAATTTAATCACTGGTGATGTTTCGGTAAAGTATGAGATTAAAAATAATGTTAATATCGATGAAAAAATATTTAGAAGTACAGATCAAAACAAAAAGAATGATTTTAAACTGTTGTTTGATTTAGTTGAAAATGGAATTGCTCGAGGAGAAAAACGTAGAGGTTATTGGGGGGTCAAATATGAGAGATCAGTTGATAAAATATGTGACATTTTTATCCAACAAATACAACCAAAATTTAAATCACAATTTCTTAAAGATAAAGATTATAAATTAAAACCTTTTTACAATACTATCTATGATATGTTAGTTGATTATCATTTAGACATAAAAGGTATTAAAGGACACAACGCGGTATATTATGACATTCAAAACGATTACCCAAAAAAGAAGTGGTTAGATAAAAATGATTATAAATTTTTACCCGCAGTTTTAGATTATTATGGAATTAAATCAAAATACCTTATTAAAGAATTAAGTCAGAACGTCAGACAAATTCAAATCTCTACATTAAATTATTTCTGTAAATTATTTGGTGATAATCACGTTGAATACTTAAAGAAATTTATTTGGGAAATACATTGTTATGATACCCCACCCAACAAAAAAATACATTATTTAAAGAATGAATCTGAAAAAGATTTTTTAGTTAAAGTAATTAATGATTGGGAAATAGACACAATTAAAACAGATTCGTTAGTTTATACATTAAATAAGTTATTTTCAATTAGAGATTTGTTAGAACAAAGAGGAGTTAATCTTAAGTTCAAAGCAAAAAACGATGTTGAATTTGATAACATTATGGAAACATGGTCAGGATTGAAATTACATTTCGCACGTGGATATAAAGTAAGATATCTAATACCTGAAGATTTTGTGAAAGAAATGGAAGAAGATATTGTGATTGATGAATTAGTATTTAAACCCAAATTATTATTAACCGAAGATGATTTTAGAATTGAAGGATTTAATATGAAAAATTGTATGTCTAAACAATTTGCACACGGAGTTGTTTACATATTCGCATCACTACAACATAAAAGGAAAAGAATTAATTTACAATACAGAAAAGGAAATTTAATACAATCCTATGGTAAGGCCAACACACCAGTTATTGAAATATTTGAAGAGGCTACCAATATTTTAACTTCAAGGTTCAAGAAGTATCCAACGATAGATTGGAAGAAAGACAAATATGATTTCATAACTTATTGATAATCAATGTATTTTTTTAATTAAATTTTTTTTGGTATATTCTAATTAATACCTATCTTTGATGTGAACTAAACTAAATCAAATGAAATATCTATCAGTTTGTAGTGGTATTGAATCCGCTACAGTTGCGTGGGAACCACTTGGTTGGGAATGTGTTGGTCTGTGTGACTTCGCATCGTTTCCACAAAAAGTATTATCCCATCATTATCCAAACACAACATTATTTACTGACATTACTAAACTAAACGAACATGAAACCTACAAAAAAATCAAACTCGACGTATTGGTCGGAGGAACGCCTTGTCAATCTTTTTCCGATGCAGGACTCAACGAAGGAATGGATGATATCCGTGGTCAACTCTCCCTTAAGTATGGAGAAATTCTTAGAGAAAAACGACCAAGATGGTTCGTTTGGGAGAATGTCGACGGCGTTTTTAAAAAACAACACAGAAAGGCATTGTGTAAAATCATATCCTCTTTCACAGGTACTAACTTCCAAGTTGAAAATCTCGACAAACAAGGGATTGTCCAAGGAGAAGAATACTCAATCGCTTATAGGGTTCTCGACAGCCAATACTTCGGAGTTCCCCAACGACGCAAAAGAATCTACATTGTCGGATATCGTGGAAAAAACTGGAAAATCCCATTCTCAGTATTATTTGAGCAAGGATGTTTTGAAAGCGTTAAAGAGAAGAATAAAAGTAAGAGGGATGAGTACACCAAAAATATTCTCGGAGAAATTAAACTCGCTGGTACAATAACAAAATCATACGGTCAAACTCAAACAGATGGTATGGGTCCTGTATCAACATCTAATTTTTGGGTTGATGATAATGGTATCAGATGTTTTACCGAAAGAGAATTAGAAAGATTACAGGGGTTCCCTGATGGGTATTTGGATTTTGAAGTTGATGGTAAGAAACCTACTTATTCTGCAGTAAAAGGTGCTCTTGGTAATTCAATGACTGTCAATGTAATGTATTGGATTGGACAGAGAATTAATTTTATTGACAATTATATTGAATCCAAAAAGATTTTGAAATCCAAGAAAAATTAATTATATTATACTATGCAAGAAAAAGAATCAAAAACCAGTACACACTTTTGGATTAGTTTAGTTAAATCTTTTTTTAGAATTTGTGCGGGTGTTGCTTTAGTTGACGGGTCTTTAACGGATGCCGGTGGTTTATTAATTATAGCGGAAGCTCTCGGTATTGCTGAAGAAATATTTTAGTTATGAATTACTTTCAAACAATAGCATTTGCAAACAAATTATATTATGATAATATGAAAACATTTAAAGATTTGGTATTTGAACCACATCCATCAGGTACTGGAAAAATAGCAAGGATGGAATTTAAAAATGGACATGGAATTAGTGTTGTTCAAGGACATATATTTTTAGGAGAAAGTAATTTATATGATATGGCGGAAATTTTTAATAATGAAGTTGTTACATCAACTAATGTTATGGAAGTTACTGAAGAACAGATAACTAATAAAATGATTGAGTTACAAGAACAATAAAATGGAAAACGAAACAAAATTCAGATTAGGAATTGTAATGTCTTTGTTAGGGTTGGTTATAATGACATTTGAATATTTTGAGAAAGACAGAGTTTATCAAGAACTCATAGTATCGTCATCAAAACAAATTGATAGTTTGAAAGAAGAAATAGAATTTAAAGACAATCAAATTGGATTACGTGATATGATAATTGAAGAAGTGAAAATAAAAAATCCATTAATGATAGATGATATTTTAAAAAATACTGAAGGATTAACATATGAAAAATAAAGACACAGAAATTAACTTAGGTAGTGGTAATAATATGGAAATGAAGTCGTCTAGAATGGTAACAACTTATCAAGTACTTTATTTAACAACACCCGAAAATGGTACCATACCTATGACAATTAAAATTGAGGCCGATTTTGATACGATTCCTGAAGAATACCAAGAGGTGTTTATGAATATGATATCTGTAAAATATTTGGATAGAGTTTCATTTGGTGATAACCCATTCTCCCAATGTTTACCAGCACCTAAAAGACGATGGTGGCAAATATGGAAATCTAAAACTATTGAAATATGATTTACTTTATAATTGGTATTGTTGGAACAATACTTTGGATGGCATTTGAAATGTGGAGAGCCCCTATGATGGACGATAATGGTAGAATAACTAAACCAGGTAATAAACTATCAGATTTATTTAAAAAGAAAAGATGATATTTATCATATAAACAACTAATATGGCTTATTCAGAAAAAGTGTTGGACCACTACTCCAATCCACAAAATGTGGGGACATTAGATAAGTCCAAATCAAACGTAGGTACTGGATTGGTTGGGGCTCCCGAGTGTGGTGATGTAATGAGATTACAAATTGAGGTTGTAGATAATATTATTACCGATGCTAAATTCAAAACCTTTGGATGTGGTTCGGCAATTGCATCATCATCAGTGGCAACCGAATGGTTGAAAGGTAAAACATTAGATGAAGCAATCACAATTGATAATATGGATTTGGTTGAGGAGTTAAATCTACCACCAGTTAAAATCCATTGTAGTGTTCTTGCCGAGGATGCTATCAAATCAGCAATAAACGATTATAGAAAGAAACAAGGATTAGAGGAAATAATCTTTGACGCTTCACATGTATAAAAAATATAAATTATGAGTTTTATTATTGGGAGTAGTTGTGTTGATTGTATGGATACAGCTTGTGCAAATGTTTGTCCGGTTGATTGTATTCACGGACCAATAAATGTTGAAGGTTCAGGTTCAGAAGTGGGTGAACAAGGTAAAGATGCGTTCCCTGGCGGACAACTTTATATAAACCCTGACACTTGTATCAATTGTGGCGCATGTGTTCCTGAGTGTCCTGTTAGTGCAATCTACGAAGATGAAGATTTAGCAATTAAGGCTGGCGAAGAAGAATACGTTCATAAAAATTACGAGTTCTTTGGTTTAAAATACAATTAAAATGGTTACAGTTTCGGATAAAGCACTTGAACACGTTGTTGAATTGATGATGGA